ATGGAAACTGAAATCAGAGCCAGTGACTGGCATCGATCTGATGTGATTTCAGCCCTCAAAAAGCGGGGCACCAACTTGGCGAAGCTGTCACGTGAGAACGGTCTTGGCAGCCAAACCCTCTATAACGCCCTGATGCGTCCGTGGCCGAAAGGTGAAGGAATCATCGCGACGGCGATTGGCGTGAAGAAAGAAGAGATCTGGCCGTCCCGCTATCCCGCCCTTGCTGAAGCCGTCTGAGGAGAACCGTTATGGAGTGGTTTTCAGTCACAGACGTGCTCGGTCTTCCAGGCCTTCCAGGTACACCGCAAGGCGTCAGGAAAATGGCCAAAAGCCAGGGATGGGAATCTCGTCGCAAGGAAGGTGTTCAGGGTAAAGCGCTCGAGTTCTCCGTTTCCAGTCTTCCGCCCATGACCCAAGCCGCCCTGCTGCGCAAGGCTGGCAAGGTAAAGGTCGGTGGTATGACGCTGGATCTGCCCAAGCCACAGGCGCCGCGCTACTGCAAAGATCAGCTGTGGGCCAACTGGAAGAAGGCCAACCAAAAAGCGCACGCCAAAGCCATGGCCCGTGCGGCTGCCGTCAAGGCGGTGCATGCCCTGGTTGCCAGCGGTAGCACCCTGATGCAGGCCTACCAACATATATCCGACGAGTTCGACATCGCCCTGCCGACCCTGCGCCGCTACTGCGCCATGGTCAAAGGCTTTGACGATAGCGACTGGCTGGCCGTGCTGGTACCCAAGCAGCAGCAAGCCGCCACCGAAGGCCGCGCCGTTCGTCTGGCCGCCGTCAGCGATCAAGCCTGGGATTTCTTCAAAGTCGATTATCTGCGCAGTGAGCAGCCAAACGCGGCCAGCTGCTACGAACGGCTCAAGGTCGCAGCCAAGGAACACGGCTGGACGTACCCAAGCCTGGATAGCCTGATGCGCCGGCTGGATCTGGAAGTGCCCCACGCCCAGCAAGTCATGCTGCGCCAAGGTGAGCACGCCATGATGCAGCTCTACCCGCCGCAAGAACGCACCATCGAAGACCTGGACGCCATGGAGTGGATCAACGGCGACGGCTACCTGCACAACGTCTTCGTGAAGTGGTTCAACGGTGAAGTACTGCGCCCGAAAACATGGTTCTGGCAGGACATCTACAGCCGCAAGATCGTGGGCTGGCGCACTGATATCAGTGAGAACACCGACAGCATCCGCCTGTCCCTGATGGACGTGTGCAGCAAATACGGCATCCCGCGTGAGATCACCATCGATAACACCCGCGCCGCAGCCAACAAATGGATGACCGGGGGCGTGCCAAACCGCTACCGCTTCAAGGTCAAGCCAGATGACCCGCTCGGCATGATCCCCATGCTTGGCATCAAGCTGCACTGGTCCAGCGTGCTGCTGGGCAAGGGCCACGGTCAGGCCAAGCCGATCGAACGTGCTTTTGGTAATGGCGGGCTTGAGGAATACATCGATAAACACCTCGCTCTGCGAGGCTGCTACACCGGCTCCAACCCCATGGCCAAGCCCGAAAATTATGGTGAACGGGCGGCGGATGCAGCCGAGTTTCTGCGCATCGTGGCCGAAGGGGTCGCCATGTACAACGCCAAGGTAGGGCGCCAGACCGAGGCCTGCCGTGGGGTGATGAGCTTTGACCAGGCATTCGAGCAGAGCTACCGCCAAGCGACGATCCGCAAGGCCAGCGCCGAACAGCTCACCATGATGCTGTTGCAGTCAGAGGCCTGCCGCGTCAGCCAGCACGGCACCATCACCCTGGAATCGGGCGGCGCCATCGCCAACCGCAGCAACCGTTACTTCCACGCCGATCTGGCCGAGTACGTCGGGCAGAAGGTGGTGGCGCGGTTCGACCCGCAGCGCCTGCACGAGGCGGTGGTCGTCACCACCCTCAACGGCCTGCATATCTGCGATGCGGAGTGCCTGGAGAAAGTGGCTTTCGGCGATACCCAGCAAGCCCGCGAGCACAAGCGCAAGCGCACCCAGTTCGTCAAATCGAACAAGGCCGCCGCGCTGGCCAAGCAAGGCATGTCAGCCCTCGAAGCTGCCGCCCTGCTGCCCAGCATCACAGATGAAGAAGCACCCGAAACCAAGGTGGTGGAAATGGTGCGCCCGATCAGCCACGGCAATGCCGCGCTGGCCGTGCAACCAGTGGCCCAGAACGCCCCAACACCCAGCAGTCAACCCGAACCCGTCATCGACTTCGAGGCCCGCTTTCAAGCAGCCGCCGAAGCCATGGCTGAAAAACAGAAAAACCGGATTTAACCGGCCTTTAAACCACAAAAAAAGCGGCCTTGTGGGCCGCGAGAAAGGAGTTACTTGACATGACAAACGTAGTCACTTTGGACCAAAACGGCAACAGCCAGGACGTACTGGCCCGGGTCAAGGCCCTGCTGGAGCAGAGCACCGTTACCCAGGCGCAGGTTGCCAAAGAAGTGGGGATCTCCCCGACCACCGTCAACCAGTTGCTGAACGGCAACTACAAGGCGGATCCGGTGGCCATGGTGCAGAAGCTGGCCAACTGGCTGACCGCCCGCGACCAGCGTGCCGATGCCCCCCGCGATCCCGGCTTTGTGCTGACCGAAACCGCCAAGCAGATCCGCGCAGACATGACCTATGCGCTGACCACTCAGAGCATCGTCATCATTCACGGCTCGTCTGGCGTTGGCAAAACGACCGCCCTGCGCGAGTTCCAGCGCAACAACAACAACGTCTGGGTCATCACTACCAGCCCGAGCCGCGCCACCATGACCGAGTGCATGTATGAGCTGGCCATGGAGCTTGGCATGGAGAACGCCCCCCGCCTGCGTGGCCCGCTGGCCCGCGCCCTGCGCCGCCGCTTGCTCAATACCAAAGGCCTGATCGTGGTGGACGAAGCAGACCACCTCGACCGCGCCACCCTCGAAGAGCTGCGCATCCTGGTGGAAGAGGTCGAGGTCGGCATGGTGCTGTTCGGCAACTCCCGGGTTTACACCCAGCTGACTGGCGGCCAGCGCTCTGAAGACTTCGCCCGCCTCTATTCCCGCGTGGCCAAGAAACGCGCCCTGACCAAGGCCAAGAAAGCCGACGTGATGGCCGTGGCGGATGCCTGGAACATCGACGGCGCGGCAGAGCGTGACCTGTTGCTGCGGATCAGTGAGCGCCCCGGTGCCCTGCGACTGGTCAACAAAATCCTGAAACTGGCGGTGATGTACTCCGGCGGCGAACCGCTGACCGAGGCCATCTTGCGCCACGCCTTCAACGAGCTGGAGGGGGAGTAAGCCATGAAGAACTTTCACAGTTTTGCCTATGCCAACGGCCAGATCGGGTTCGGTGATGAGACCCCTGACGATGCCCTGCCCATCTACTGCGTCGTCGGCGCAGAGCCTGCCGAAGTAGAGCGCCTCAAGGAAAACGTCGGCGTACTGGCTCGCCATGCCTACGACAACGAAACCCTGCTGGTACCGGGCATTCCAGAAGCAGCTGACATGAATGCGGCCTATGACGCGCTCATCAAGTTCAACTGCCGTGTGAAGCACTACATGGAGAGCGTGTGATGGAAGCCAAAAAGCAATCGGAAACCTGCTATGTCGTCGTCAACAAATGGACCCATATCAATCTGCTGAACCGCCGTCCTGGCTACTTGGTGGATAGCAATAACGGTCACGTGACCATGCAAGACAACACCGGCCGTCTGGAAGTTTTCGAGCAAGACAAGCTGCACCTGACCTGGGCGCCGCTGAACAGTGATTCACAAGGAGAGCAAGCATGAACATTCGCACCAACAGCATCGGCGTGATCGCCCAGCGTGTCATCGCCACCCTGCGCAAGAGTGGCTGCCAAGTGCTGGCCGTCAAGGCCGCCCAGGTACGCCCCATGATCGAGATTGCCTATCCCAGCCCCGAGCTGAAAGAGGGGGCCATCGAGCTGAAAGAGCAGGTCAACGGTCTGCGCCGCCGCTCCTACGCCGCCCGCCTCGGTGGCTGCATCGTCCACTGGCATGAAGATCCGGTGCGGGAGGAGTTCGAGCTCACCGCCGGGATGTCAGCCAGTGAATACATCGCCTATCGCGCTGCCGGCTTTCCGGCGTAGGAGAAACCATGAAATTCAGATGCGAAAGCTGCCAGAGGTTCATCCCAGCAGCGTTGGAGAAAAGGCCAATCCAGGTGGGCGACAAAGTGTCATTCACCAATACCACTCAGAACGGCAGAGGGGTAATCCGAATGGCCGCCAAAGCGGGAGTTGTGTTGGAGGTGCGTGAGCACTCTGCAGTGGTGAAAGTGCCGCGCTGGCAGCCGCATGTCGTTCACCTTGACCGCCTGACTCACCAAGACATGCCGAGTTGCCTGACCGTAGCTTTTATCGGCCTCTGCGAATGCAACACCACCGAATCACAAAAGGAACCACAGCAATGACCAACCAACCCGACAACATGCGCAAGAACGCCCTGGGCCACTTTGTGCCGGAGTCCCTGATCGCCCCCCTCGACCTGCTGCGCGATGACCTGGTGACCCGCCTGTGTAACGAGGCGCACGAAGAGCAGCTGCGCCTGCTGGCCCGCAAGGCCAGCATCGCCCAGGAGATCGAAGCCTTTATGGATCTGTCGGCAGCCGAGTACGGCGTGCAGTACGGCGGCACCAAGGGCAACGTCACCCTCACCAGCTTTGACGGCCGCTTCCAGGTGGTGCGGGCCATCGGCGAGCACCGCAAGTTCGACGAGCGCCTGCAGACCGCCAAGACCCTGATCGACGGTTGCATCGGCCGCTGGAGCGAGGGCAGCAGCAGCGAGATCCGCGCCCTGGTGGATCACGCCTTCCGCGTCAACAAGGGCGGCCATGTGGACGTCAACCAGGTGCTCAGTCTGCGCAAGCTCGACATCAAGGATGCCGAATGGCAGGAGGCCATGAAGGCCATCGCCGACGCCATCACCGTGGTCGGCAAGGCCGAGTACATCCGGTTCTATGAGAAGACCGGCACCGGGGCCTACAAGGCCATCGTCATCGACTGGTCGAAGCTGTGAGGTCCGCCATGAAAATGACCACCATGACCCCCGAGTTTCTGCAGCAACTGATGCTGGCCACCCTGCTGGCAGACCGTTGCGACGAGAACGGCACTGACTATGAGGAATCCACTTACGAGCATGGCGTGCGTGATGCCCTGCAGTGGGTAGCCGGATTGATGGATGCGACACCGCACAACGCGGAGGAATACAAAGACCTGTCAATGCCTCTGCCCGCAGCCGAGGAATACCTCGCCGACCGTGGCGGCATGGAGCTACTGCGGGTGTGGAACGAGGTGGATGTGAAAAGTGGCTGCAAGACCATGGGCCCTACCTGCCGAGGCTGCCCTGACTGCGGGCCGGTGATGGGGCATGAAACCTATCAAGAGATGTTTGGCCAGCAACAAGATGGAGTTTGAAACCCGTTATGGCCCGCTGTACGTCACCCGCCACGCCGTCGAGCGTTGGGTGCAACGTACCGGCCGCAGCGAACTGGACATGCTGGGCGCCCTGTCACGGGCTTGGCGCCCAAGCAAACGACAGCTGCGGCGGATCCGGCAGCGCGAGGCGGGATGGAGCCCGCGCCGGATCCTCGAATGTGACCATGCCTATTTCATCCTGAAAAACGGCTCAATCGTCACCGTCTATGACAAGCACCAAACCGAATGCGAACAGGAGTTACACCATGATTAATGCGGCTTTGAAGGGTGATCAGCTCACCCGCCAAATTGAAAACAAGCCCAACGGCTACATGGCGCTGGCCACCCGCGCCGCCGAGTTCGAACGCGAAGGGCGTTACATCACCGCGCTCGACCTGTGGACCATGGCCCGCAAGGCCGCCAAGAACGCCCTCAATCGCCAGTGGGCCACCGTGCGTGCAGACCTGTGCATGACCTGCATCCACCGTTTCGGCAAGCGGGAGGCGTGATGAGCGACAAACGTATTCTGGCCAAGATCAAAAAACTGATGGCCATGGTAGAGCGCGGCAACCCGCACGAATCCGCCAACGCGATGAAGAAGGTGCAGGCGCTGATGGCCGAACATCAGCTCTCCAGCGAAGACGTGGCCTTGAGCGGTATCGATGCCAGTAAGGTCAAGGCTGCCAACAGCAGCGAGCGCCAGCCGAAATGGAGTCTCCTGCTGGTCAGCCTGGTGCGCCAAGCGTTCGGGTGCGAGGCGATCATGTGCCATGAGCAGGTGGGCTGGGGGCGCAACACCGCCGAGGTGATGTTTATCGGCCCGGCGGATCGGATCGAGATTGCCGCTTATGTCTATACCGTGCTGGCTCGTCAGCTCAAGGCAGCCCGGGGCGAGTACATCAGCACCCTGAGCAAACGCATGAAGACCAGCACCAAAACGGCCCGCGCTGATCTGTTCTGTGAGGGCTGGTGCAACGGGGTGTATCACAAGATCACCGCCCTGGTACCGACCGAGCAGGAGAGCCAGCTGGTTGCCCAGTACATCGAGAAGCATCACCCGAACCTGAGATCCGGCGAGTCTCGCGCCGCCAAGGCGACCAAGCGCGATCAGTCAGCCTCACTGCATGGCTGGATTGCTGCAAAACAGGTTGAGCTGAATGCGGGTGTAGGTGGCCAGGAACAAGCCAAGTTGGGGGTGGTATGAGCTTTGAAGTCAGCACCGAAGGCGCCTTCTGGCTGCTGGTCAATGTGATGGCCGCCGTTTATGGGGCCTTCGTTGCCGGCCTGTTCCTGGTCAACTGAGGTACCCGATATGGAAAACGTGAAAGCCCTGCTCAACACCAGCGTGGCCGATGCCAAAAGCACCATGGAGTGCCACCTGCAGAGCAACCCGCAACAGGCGCTGGCTGATGCGCAACTAGCCATCGACTTCATCAACCAGTACGGCAACACCGAGGGCCAGAAATCCAGGCTGGCCATGCTGGCCACCATCGTCAACAAAGCGCGCAAGCACCTGACCAAGTAAGGGATATGAAATGGAAAACCCGAATAGCTACACCATCACCACCATCAAGGACATCGCGGTCAAGATTCCGGCTGACAAGCTCGACGCTTTCTTCTTCGACTTGCGGGCCGCCATTAGCCAGCAGAAAGACGTTATCGAGATGGTGGTATCTGCGCACGGTGAAGATGCCAGACAAATGATTGTCGATGCACTGCAGGAAAATATGGTCTGGACGGATGACGGCAAAGCCGAAGTGACCGCCACCATCAGCGTCAACAAGACGCCGATCGCCAGCGTCACCTTCGATCACTCGACGTCAGCACAATAAGCGAAACGGGGGCTTGCCTCCGTCTACCCAGCGTGGTGGCTGGGTACTGATGAGCAGCCGACCGGGCCCGGTCATATCAACCCAGAGAGGAAGCTATGACCCGAGAAGTGCTGAACAAGTTGTTAAACCGGCTCTATGGCGATCTGACCATAGCGCTGAACTGGAAAGACAAGCTGGTGCTGCAGCGCCGCTTCATTGCCCTGTCCAGGGGCGCAAGAAAGTATGACGCCATGGATCTGGCAGGGGATGCCACCCGATGTGCAGAGCAGTTGATGGCAGAGCTGGAAGCTGAACGGCAGAGGATGGAGAGAGCAGCATGAAGCTGACCGCCTACCAACGCCGACTGGTGACCTATGTCAAATGCAATCACCCCTGCTACCCCAAGCGCAAGACCAAGGGGATGAGCAAGCAGGAACTGGCAGAACTGGAAAAGCAGGCAGATGGCAATGCCATAGCTTGGCTAGATAGCAGGGTTCGCCAGTGGCGAGAAAACAGCCCCCCCAAGACCAACAAGATCTATGTCGCCCCCGTGACTGATGAGGATGATGAACATGAGCCAAATTGATTACGACGTCCTGGCCAAGAAGATCCAGGAGATAGCAGACTGGCGTTACCTGCCATCAGATGTGATTGGCAGAAAGGTGGGGGTCACCGCCCGTTCACTGCAGCGCTATATGTTCCAGATGCGCGAGCGTGGCATGTTGCCTGCCCCCAGCAAGATGAAGCCTGAGACCTACAAGAACTACCTGAAGCTGAAAAACTATATGGCCACTCACCCAGGCAAGCTGAACCTGACTGAAATGGTTGAGTCGATCATCGGTTGCTACACCAGCGGATCGAATATGGACAGCTATCGCAATGCCATCACCCAGGCAAAAGCAGAAGGCCTGCCGCTGGACTTTGATCGGATTGAAGATGTGAAGCGTGCCCGCATCAAACCTGCTGGCGGTGCCAAGTGGCGTTCTGATGGCAAGATCCGGTTCATTGACTGGGAGCAAGTTGACCCGATTCATCTCGACACCTTTGTCGCACTCATCAAGCATACAGGGGGCCGCCATGCAGCCTGATGCCAAACGCCTGCTGACGCTGGTGCACGTGGGCCGCCGTGAGCTGGGGCTGGATGAAGAGGATTACCGCGCCCTGCTGGAATCGGTCACCGGTGCCCGCTCTGCTAAGGGGCTCAAGGTCGCGCAGCTGGAGGCCGTGGTAAAGGCCATGCGCAATATTGGATTCAAGGTAAAGGTGGCCGCCAGCGGCCGCCGTTCTCCGCCGAGTTCGGCCAAGGTGCAGGCGCCAGAGGTGCGCAAGGTGCGCGCCATCTGGATCACCATGTACAATGACGGCCTGCTGCATGATGGCTCAGATGATGCCCTGGGAAGTTTCATCAAGCGGATGACGGCGAACAGCAACGGCGGCGCAGGTATCAACCGCGCAGAGTGGCTCACCTCGGCGCAGGCAGAGCGGGTGCTGGAAGCATTGAAGAAGTGGCATATCAGGCTGATGACCGCCGCCATTATCGAGCGCGGCGATGTGGTGCCAGCGCCACGCGGCCACCAGATTGATGCGATGCCGGGTTACGACCTGATCCGCCAAGCCTATGAAACCCCAGGCTGGCGGCCAGCGCAGATAATGGTTCTGGATGGAAACAAGACCATAGACGAATTGAATAACAAGGCCCAATAATGGGCCTTTTCATTGGAGGGTATATGACGTTATTGATCGGTTTGGTAGTGCTGGCCTGTGCAGTCTGGGTGTTGTTCGATTCGCATAAGAAGGGAGCCCGCAACCCTGCAGGCTGGGCAGTGTTTGTGGCGGTGCTCTGGATCATTGCGTTGCCGTTCTACCTCTACAAGCGCAATAAGCTGGCGCCTGCAGAGCAGGTTCCGGCGGCCAGTAATCGCTGGATAGGCTTGACGGTCGTGGTGCTGATAGTCGGCGGTATGACCTACAACGCGATGAGCAAAGACGCATTACCCGCCTGTGATGCGCCAGAGGTCATGCAGGTGCTTGGCAAATTATTGAATGGTGCGGCTGTGGCGAATCCTGCTCAGCGGCCTGAAAGCGAAGAGTTCGGCGCGATGCGCCTATGTAATGCCACTGTGGCAGAGAGAATATTGCCTTATCGCATTACCTGGTACAGCGATGAACGGTTGCAGTTTATTGTGAATATTGAGTAACGCCGTTTTTTTGGTCGGCTCGATCCCCTACGCTATGATCTCAACACCCAGCCACGCTGGGTGTTGTTTTATCTGGTGATCGGAGGCGATATGAAAGAGACACACGACAAGCAGACCATCGATCTGTTTGGCATCAGCGTTGACCTGGACGCCATCGATCCAGAAACCTACCGCATGCTGAGCGATGAAACTGCCCCGGGCTGGACTGAGCTGCTGCGCGGCATGTTCGACACCATTGATGCTGTGGTTGAAAAGCACCGCGATGACAAAATGCTGCCCTTCATCATGCTGTCAGAGTTCTGCCGCACCTTTGGCGGGGCCCCCTTCTATGTTCCCAATGGCAAAACCCTGGCCACGGTATTGCGCTCAATTCAGATCTGGAATGAGTTCACCGGCAATAATGTATTCGAGCTGTCACGCAAGTTCGGGGTATCAACCCGCGAGATCCAATTTGTGCTGGCCCGTATGCGCCGCTCTGAAATGCGCAAAGTACAGGGCGATATGTTCGCCGGGGTGGATGCAGTGGCCGATGGCAAAGGTCGTCGTAATGGCCGCGCGTATTAACCGCCAATAAATAAACAGCAATAAGCGGCCCATGTGGCCGCTTTTTATTTGGCGCTGCCTTTATGATAAGGACGGATTTCACTTTATGAAGTCCGTCAATACAAGACTCTGCAATATAAAAAGCACACTCGACATATTAACCGCGAGGTGAATATGTCTAACGTCATCCAGTTTACCCAGCCATACAGCCTGGCATTCCAGCATGCGATCCATTTCGTGCTGGATAAAGAAGGCGCCTTTCGCCCAGATATGGGCTATGTCAATGACCCCAAAGACCGGGGCGGTGAGACCAAGGCTGGCATCAGCAAGCGTGCCTATCCCAACGAAGACATCAAGAACCTGACCCTTGACCGGGCCATCTTCCTCTATCACCGCGATTACTGGCGGCAAGCGTATTGCGCTGAGCTGCCAGCTGGCGTCTCGCTGGCCGTGTTTGATGGGGCTGTCCAGCATGGCTGGCTCAGCTCGGTGAAGATGTTGCAGGAGGTAATGGGCGTTAAGGATGACGGCATCATTGGTCCCAAGACCAAAGCCGCCATTACTGCCATGGATCCCGAGTGGGTACTGGCTCGCCTACTGCTGCGCCGGGCCCGCTTCTATGGCCGCATCCTTATCAAGAATCCTACTCAGGGGCGTTTCTTCGAAGGCTGGCACAACCGCCTTGCGCATCTTTCTGATGCCTGCTGGCAGGTGGTCGAAGGCAGTTCAAACCCTGACTACCGCAAGGTGGCCTGACATGGGCCGCAACTGGCAGTGGAGCATCGAGCGTGGCCGCGAACAGCGGCTCAATCTGGAACGGGAGTCTGCCGAACAGGGCATCGCCGAGTGCGACATCGTTCGCGCCGTGCCGCTGCACAGTCACGACGCCACCATGCAGGCCTACTTTGCCCAGGGCTGGCGCTCTGTCACCCCGGCCGACGTCTATCAGGCCCGCAACCAGCACCGTTTCAAGATCCTCACGACCTGCAATGAAAAGGTGGCCATGCACTGCGCCAACTTGCGGGCCCTCTTTAATAAGGACGCATCATGATCCCGTTAATCCCCGCACTGGCGGCGCTGGCCGTGCAGCAAGGCCCCGCCATGATCCGTGGCATTGCCAGCCTGTTTGGCGGCAGCGATACCGCCAACAAGGTGGCCGATATGGTCGAGCAGGTGTCTGGCATCGGCCTGACTGCCGCCCAGCAGCAAGCCAGCATTGAAGAACAGCTCAACCGCATCACAGACCCGGCCGTGCTGGTCGAGCTGCAGAAGCTCAAGAACGAGATGGAGAAGGAACAGACCCGCCGCCTGGAACTGCAACTGGCCGACCAGCAATCTGAGCAGGCCACCACCCAGCAGACTATCCGTGAAGGCGACACCAACCATGACGAGTACGTGCGCCACACCCGCCCTCTGATGGCACGCCAGAGCTGGCAAGTGTCGGCCATTTATGTAGTCCTGTTCACCGTCCTCAAGGCGTTCGATCGTGGTGATGGCCCTGACTTCGACATGGTGCTGTTGCTGCTGACCCCCGCCTGGGCCTATCTCGGCCTGCGTACCCTGGACGGCTTCGCCCCCCACCCCAAGGCCAGCGGCCAGAAGGTCGGCGCGGCCCTGACCGGCACTGTCTCCAAGCTGTTGGCGAGGGGCAAATGACCGACCTGTTTGATCGCGCCCAGAAACAAGAACAAGAGAACCGCGACCGTGACCTGGCCAACCAGCTCGCCCGGCGCCGTATCGAAACCCCAGACCAGGACGCTGCCGGCAACCGCTTCTGCCTGAGCTGTGGTGAACAGATTGCCAGTGACCGGCTGGAGGCCGCGCCGGATGCTGTGCGGTGCGTCCCTTGCCAGAGCTGGTGTGAGCACCAGGGGAGGCATCGCCATGGAGTTTGACTGGATCCCGAAGTGGTTCGGCATCATCAGCTGGGTCGTGAGCGGCCTGGTTGGGCTTGTGGCCACCATCGTATCCCTATGGCTAAGCAAGAACTTCGCTCGCCGTGAAGAGCTGAAAGAAGTGAGTACCAGTATGGACGTGCTGACCACCCGCGTTACCAGCCTCGAAAACCGAGTTGACCGCCTGCCTACGCAAGAGCAGTTCAACGATCTCAGCATTCAGCTGGAAGAGCTGCGCGGGGATATGAAGGCACTCACCGCCCAACTGAAACCAGCCAATCACCTGATTCAACTGCTGCTTGAGCAGCGTTTAAACGAGAAGTAAATGGGGGTTCTATGTCTTTGCAAGAGTTGGTAACCGGTGACCAGCGGCTGGTAATGCTGCGGTCACTCAATGAAATGCCGGGCTATGAGGCCAATGAATCGATCCTTGATTCTTGCCTTGACCAGTACGGCCACAAGATCAGCCGTGATGCGGTGCGAACCCACATCAGCTGGCTGGCAGAGCAGGGGCTGGTCACTCAGCGTGAGCTGGGCAACACCCTGATCGCCAAGCTCACCGGTCGCGGCATTGACGTGGCCACTGGTGCCTCCACCGTGCCAGGTGTCAAGAAACCGCGTCCGGAGTAAGGATAAGACTATGAGCATTACTATCCCTACTTGGCTTTTGTGGGGGCTTGGCATTCCGCTCGGCTTGATTGTGTTGGGCGCTGCAGCTATCGGGATCTGTTTTCTGATCAGCTTTTCGAATGTTGGGCGGCGCTGATGAAAGCCCGCCTGCTGGATATCGCCGCCATGATGGCCGTGGGCTACCTACTGGCGCTGCCCATCGTGGGCGATCCAGTCGCCGCGCTCTGGGGCTGCACTGCCCCGCTGATTGACAAACTGCTGGGGTAGTCATGACCACCAAGACCAAGAACACCAAGAGCAAGATCCAGCAGCTGCCTGACGACATCCGCAGTCAGCTGTCGGCCATGCTGCGCTCTGGCTCCATGTCTCAGAAAGACATCCTGGAAGAGGTGAACGCCCTTATCCTGGAATCCGGCCTGCCGCCAGAAGAGCAGATCAGCCGCACCGGCCTCAACCGCTTTGCCAAGCGGATGGAGGTAGCAGGCAGCCGCATGCAGCAGGCCCGTGAAGTGGCCGAGGTCTGGACCACCAAGCTTGGCCAAGCCCCCGCCTCTGAGGTAGGCAAGATGCTGCAGGAGTTCGTGCGCACCATGGCGTTCGAGACGTCCATGAAGCTGATGGATGCCAGCGACGGGGAAGAGGGCAAGATGGTTGACCCCAAATCACTGGGCCAACTTGCCCTGGTGATCCAGCGGGTGGAGCAGGCAGCCATGACCAGCCACAAGGTCGAGAAAGAGATCCGCGCCGCGTTCGCTGCCGAGGTGGCCGCCAAGACCGAGAAGATTGTGACTCAGGCCGGGGTATCTGCAGAGACAGCCGCCGACATCCGAAACAAGATATTGGGGATTGCGTGATGAACCATCTAACCCCTGCAGAAAACACTCTGCGCAACCAATCAGCGGCCGCCATCATTGGCGGCCAGTTCGATCCGAACGAAGTGCTGCTGGACTACCAGAAGCGCTGGATTGCTGATGCCTCACCACTCAAGATCGCCGAGAAGAGCCGGCGAACCGGTCTTACCTGGGCAGAGGCGGCCGATGCCGCGTTGAATGGCTCGATGGCCGCCAGCGCCGGCGGCTGCGATACCTTCTATGTCGGCACCACCAAAGACATGGCCCGCGAGTTTATCGATGCCTGCGCCATGTGGGCCCGAGCCTACAACTGCGCCGCCAGCGAAGTGGGCGAAGAGGCGCTGGAGAACGAAGACAAAGACATCCTGGTCTATGTCATCAACTTCGCCAGTGGCTTCAAGATCAAAGCGCTCAGCTCTAACCCCAGCAACTTGCGGGGGATGCAGGGCAACGTGGTCATTGATGAAGGGGCCTTCCACAAGGAGCTGGCCGCTATCCTCAAGGCCGCGCTGGCGCTGACCATGTGGGGCAGCAAGGTGCGGATCATCTCTACCCACAACGGCATCGAGAACCAGTTCAACACCCTGATCCAGGACAGCCGCGCTGGCAAGAAGCGCTACAGCGTGCACCGCATCGATATCGAGACGGCCATCAACGAGGGCCTCTATCGCCGGATCTGCCAGGTCACCAAGAAGGAGTGGAGCCAAGCGCTGCAGGACGAATGGCTGCACAACCTGCTCAAAGATACCGCCACCGAAGAAGACGCCCGGGAGGAATACTACTGCGAGCCCAAGAGCGGCGGCGGCGCCTATATCAGCCGTGGCCTGCGTGAACGGGCCGCCTGTGGTGATGGCCCCGTGCTGCGCTTCACCGGCTCGGCCGCCTTCAACGCGGCCAGCGAATCGGAGCGTAACGCCGAAATGCAGGAGTGGCTGGAGGCCGAAGTCTTCCCCGAACTGATGAAGCTGGATCGCAGTCATCGCCACGCCCTGGGCGAAGACTTCGCCCGCTCGGGTGACCTGACGGTATTCGCCCCCATTGAGGTGCTGCCCACCACCCGCCGCCGGGTGCCATTCCTGGTCGAGCTCAAGAACGTGCCGTTCAAGCAGCAGGAGCAGGCGCTTTATTTCATCTGCGATCGCCTGCCACGCCGCGATGGTATCTGGCTGGATGCCAACGGTAACGGTAGCTATATCGCGGAAGAGGCGGCCTATCGCTACGGGCAAGAGGTAGTGAAGGTGATGCTGTCGGTCGGCTTCTATCGCGAGAACATGCCGCGCTTCAAATCAGCGTTTGAAGATGACGAACTGGAGCTGCCCAGGCACGAAGACATCATCACGGATCTGGGGCAAATCCAGATCTACCGGGGCACCCCCGGCATTGATGACAGCCGCACCCAGGGCAGTGATGGAAACAAACGCCACGGCGACTCGGCGGTCGCCATCTTCCTGGCCTATCTGGCCAGCCGGGCCGAGAGCCATGTTTACGAACTGCACCGCATCGCCAAGGTGGGTGCCCCCCAGAAAGACAACGACGGGCAACGGCAGATGAACCTGACCCGTGGCCTGCGTAACGGAGGCGGATTACTGTGAGCACCATTCTCGATTCACGGGGCAACCCCATCAAGCCAGACAAGAAGGTGCTGAGCGAGAACATCGCCAATGCCCATATCACCAGCGTGCGCAACCCGCGCCCCAACTCGGTGGCCAGCACCATCACCCCACAGCGCCTCGCTGGCCTGTTGCGATCGGTGGTCGATGGCAACAACCCCCAGGACTACATGACCCTGGCCGAAGAGATCGAAGAGCGGGATCTGCATTACGCCTCTGTCTTGCGCACCCGCAAGCTGGCCGTGGCTGCGTTGCCGCCCAGTGTCGAGGCCGCCAGCGATGATGCGTTTGACAAGAAGCTGGCCGACGAAGTGCGCCAGTTGATGGAAAGCGACCAGATCCCCGAGCTGTTCTTTGATCTGCTCGATGGCCTGGGCAAGGGCATGGGGGTATGCCAGATCCTGTGGGATACCAGCGGCGGCCGCTGGACACCGAACGATTACAGCTGGGTGGACCCCCGTTATCTGCGCCCCGATGCCGATACCCTCAGCAAGATCCTGCTGATCAGTGATGACGCTCCCCAGGGCAAGCCGCTGGAGCCCTACAAGTTCATCGTGCACCTGCCGCGCACCAAGTCAGGCAGCATCTGGCGTAACGGCCTGACCCGTCTCTGCGCCGTCATGTACATGCTGAAAAGCTTTACCATTCGCGACTGGTGGGCATTTGCCGAGGTGTTCGGCATCCCGATCCGGGTGGGCAAGTACGGGCCGAACGCTACCCCCGAGCAGATAGCCACCCTCAAGAACGCCATCGCCACCATCGCCAGTGACTCCGGGGCCATCATCCCAGACAGCATGATGGTGGAACTGGTCGAGACGGCCAAAGGCAACGGCGGCGATACCCTGTTCGAGAACATGGCCCGTTGGGCTGACGAGCAGACCAGCAAGGCGGTGCTGGGTCAGACCATGACCACCGACGATGGCAGCAGCCGCGCCCAGGCCACGGTGCACAACGAGGTGCGGCTGGATATCGCCAAGTGGGATGCCCGCCAGCTCGAAGCCACCATCAACGAGTACCTGGTCAAGCCCTTCATCGTGCTGAACTGGGGTGTGCAGAAGGCCTATCCCCGCGTCTGTATCCGGGTACCGGAACCGGAAGACCTAAAGCTGCTGGTCGAAAGCCTGATGCCGCTGGTCGATCGCGGCATGAAGGTGAGCGAGAGCGAGTTGCGCGACAAGTTCGGGCTGGCCGATCCGAAAGATGGTGAGGCGATGCTGCAGCCACTGACGGTGATGGAAGCTGCCGTCTTGCCGCAGCCGCTGGCCCTTAACCGCCAGCAAGGCCCGCGCTTGGCCATCAACCGCATCCAGCAACCGAATGAGCAGGCCATCGACCAGCTGACCGAGGAGGCCATGAGCGACTGGGTCGAGGTGGGGGGCGAGGATTTCATCAACCCGATCCTCGAATTGGCGGCCAAGGCCACCACCTTCGAAGAGTTCAATGCCGGACTGCTGGCGCTGCAAGAGACCTTGAGCGCCGAGCAGTTCACCCCGCAGCTGGCTGATTACCTGTTCCGGATGCGCGGCATGGGGGATGTGCAAGATGCCTGAACCAAAGGCCTCAGCCTTTCCGCCCAAAGAGGCGCTCGACTGGTTCAAGAAGAAGGGGCTGCAGCCCGGCTTTGACTATCGCGACGTCTGGAAGGAAGAGCACAGCAACGCCTTCACCGTGGCCAAGATGCTCAACGCCGATCTGCTGGTAGAGGTACGGGCCCTGGTCGAGCAGGCGCTGGAGCAGGGCCAGACCTTTGCCCAGTTCCAGGCGGTCATCAAACCGCTCCTGGTCAAGTCCGGTTGGTGGGGGATCCAGACCATGGATGACCCTCTGACGGGCGAAACCAAGCCGGTACAACTGGGCAGTGAAGGGAGGTTAAAGACCATTTACCGCACCAACATGCGCACCGCCCGCGCCGCTGGCCAGTGGCAACGCATCGAGCGCACCAAGCGGGCCATGCCTTACCTGGTCTATCAGATCGGCCCTGCCCGCGAGCACCGCGCCCTGCATGTGAGCTGGAACGGCATCACCCTGCCAGTGGATGATCCCTGGTGGCAAACCCATATGCCGCCCAATGGCTGGGGCTGCCATTGCTGGGTGCGCCAGATCAGCAAGTTTGAATACGCCAAGCTGCAGGGGGATAGCAGTATCAAGTTCGCTGCTCCAAGCGATGGCAGCAAGGAGTGGGTGAACAAGCGCACCGGTGAAGTGGAGGTGCTGCCAAGCGGCATCGAGCCGGGATGGAACTACAACCCGGGCAGGGCTCGCGAACAAGCCCTGAAAGCCGACTTGGCAGCCAAGGAGCAAACATTGCGTCAGACGCTCTCAGCGCCGCTATGAGCGATTTCGGCTACCAGCGTATGAATGAAATGCCCTGCGTTGAATCTGACGCTGTTTAAAGGTGGTTTAAAGATGGTATGGGGTGGCGGCGCCGCCCTGATTTTTGCCCCATACTGCCATCACTTCGCATCACCCTCTTCTCGCCAATCAGGATCCTGTGTACCCTGTTGATGTCCGGTCATCACCGTTTATCCTCGCCTTGTTCAGATAATAACCAGATGGCTCGCCGGCACCGATAACCCCCAGACCTTCCCCCCTTTCACAGCGAAAACCGTCATTACAGGCCGCTACTCAATTCGGCCCATTATCGATTCGTCCAAACAAACCCACTCAACCCAAGCCACCTGGCGGGAGGTTGTTATGTGACGGAGCGATCATGCCCAAAACCTATCTTGCCCTCTGCTTTGACCTGTCACGTCAGCAAGTCCGTGACGAAAAGGTATGGCTTCCGTTGATACCACCGGGGGTATTCAGCGGCCTTGATGGGCGTACCTGGAACAACAGCAACCCGGATGCTGTGGTCGCTGCCTTTACCCGCAAGCGCCCGTTTGACGTCGAGCACTCCACCCACATCCTTGGCCCGCAGGGAAAACCAGCTCCAGCCTATGGCTGGATCGAAGCGCTGGAGAATATCGACGGCGAAGTATGGGGGATGGTTGAGTGGAACGAAGATGGGGAAAGAGTCTTGGGGGCAAAGAATTACGCCTTCTACTCCCCGAGTTTCGCCTATGACGCAAATGGTGTTGTGAGACGCATCACCAGCGCGGCCCTGACCAACGACCCCAACCTCGACCAACTACCTGCCCTGAACCGTGAGGAAACTCCAATGCCCTTGCCCGTAGAACTGACCCAAGCACTGGGTCTGGGTGCTGATGCAGATGTCGCTGCCGCGATCACTGCTATCGGCTCCCTCAAGTCCGAGCACCAGATCGCCATGAACCGTGCTGCAGCTGGCCCTGACCTGACCAAGTTCGTCCCGAAAGAGACCTTTGACCTGGCCATGAACCGTGCCACCAAGGCCGAAGCCCTGGTGAAAGAGACCGAAGAGGCCAAGCTGGCCACGCTGGTCGATGGCGCCATTGCCGAAGGCAAGATCGCCCCGGCCAATAAAGAGATGTTCCTGGGCATGTGCCGCGCAGAAGGTGGCGTGGAGCAGTTCAAGAAGTTCGTCGAAGCTGCCCCGGTCATTGCCGATGCCAGCAAGGTCAAGACCACCACCGAGCAGTCTGGTGATCTGAGCAAAGACGAGCTGGCCATGTGCCGGATGATGAACGTCAAGCCCGAAACCTGGAAGGCCACCAAAGCCGCCCAGCAAGCCAAGTAACAGGAGTTCATTCACATGGCACTTACTCAAGCACAAATCGTTGAAGCCCTGACAGTTGGCGCAAGTTCCGCCTTTGTCGAAGGCTTGAGCGTCACCACTCCCACCTGGAACAAGATCGCAACCAAGGTCGGCAGCACCGGCAGCGCCGAGAACTACGGCTGGTTGAAGGACCTCCCTGGTATCAAGGAGTGGGTTGGCGCTCGTATGCTGGTTGAGCTGGGATCTCATGGTTACCAGATCCCCAACAAGACCTATGAAGCGTCCATCGTCATCAAGCGCGAAGACCTCGAAGACGATGCGATCGGCAAGTACGGAGTTATCTCCAATGGTTGGGGTCGCAAGATCGGTCTGTTCCCGGATCAGAGCTGCTATGGCCTGTTGAAGAACGGTTTCTCCACCCTCTGTTTCGATGGTCAGAACTTCTTCGACACCGACCACCCGTTCGAAACCACGCCTGCCAGCACCTTCTCCAACGTAGTGGGTGACCCTGCTGCGACTGGCGCCCCATGGTTCCTGGTAGATAACACCCAGATCCTGCTGCCCATCATCTTCCAGGAGCGTCGCCCGTTCGCCCTCGAATTCGTCGGTGCAGACAGCGAGTACGCCTTCTTCCAGAACAAGGTGGCAATGGGTCCGGATGGTCGCCACGGCTATGGCTTTGGCCTCCCTCAGACTGCCGTTGGTTCGAAAGAGGCGCTGACCGCCGCCAACTTCGAAGCCGGCAAGCTGCTGATGGCCAGCTACAAGGAGACAGATGGCGAGACCCCGCTCGGCACTATGGCCCGCCTGCTGGTTGTCGGCCCGAGCAATGAGTCGGCTGCTCGTGAAATCCTTGACCGGATGAATCTGGAAAATGGCGAGTCGAACATCAACTACAAGAACGTCGAGCTGCATATCAGCCCGTACCTGCCGTAACCGGTCATCTGATGTAACCCACCCGGTCGGGGTGGAGCTGGAAACACCATAGCGTCGAAGCCCCGACTGTTTATCCAACCAGGAGAAGCCCATGGCCACGACCACCAAGACATTGAGCGCCACTGCCTGGGTGCTGGTATCCGCAGTGGGTAGCGGCACCATGGAGAATCAGACCGGTCAGATCGTGCTCTACCGCACCGATGACGATCTGCCTGAGCCCAGCGTGACAATCGGCCATCACCTCGGCCGTGAACAGCGCGAGGCCTGGAGCTTTGATCCGCCCCAGAACCTCTACGCTCGGCTTAACCTGCCGGGCAGCGGCGTTCTGGTTGTGACAGAGGGCTAAGCCATGCCGACTGGAAAAGCGTTCGTGTACCAGGCGCCCAAGCGCAAGAAGAGCGAAGTCTATTGGTCTGGCCTGTCTGGTGCCGCCGCTTTGCTGGCAGCAGATACCGACCGGGATTTGATTGCCTGGTTAAAAGGCTTACCCGCGCCGCAGTTTGGCACCCTGGCCCCGTTCTTCAACACCACCAGTGACAAGCTGAACGCCTTCAACAGCGACAGCAGTCTGGCCTTCAAGCTCAACCTGGTGGGCAGTTGGTCTGGCGGTTCGTCCAACCGGTCTATGCAGTTGGACTTTGTTGGCACCAACGGTAACCGCCTGGTGGCGAGCAGAGATGTGGCCGTGACCAGTGATGTGGTGACCTTGGCCACCTTCTTCTCGATTGATGCGGGCGGCGGCATTGTCACCAACGGTACCAAGCCGGTGATCCGCTCGAACAATGGATCATTTGCTGCCACGGCTGTGTTGCTGATCGCCGAGCAGGCAACCCGACAAACCCTGATATCGGCGGTGTAAACCGCCTTTGTTGACCCTTTACAGGAGCATTGAAATGGCACCTCGCAAGAAGGCAGACGAAAAAAGCATGCAGCTGGCAGCTGCAGCAGTGGGCGCAGGTACCGAGCCGGTATCAGCGCAAGCCGAACCGAAGAAAGATGGCGTCTTGGTAGACCCTGACGCAGAGACCGCCCGCCTGGAGGCTGAACAACAGGCCGCCGAAGAGGCGAGACTGGCTGCCGAAGCGCAAGCCGCCGAAGCCGCCCGCCTGGAAGCAGAACAGCAGGCAACCAAGAAACCGGTGACTGAACAAGAGATTAATCAGCTGGCGACGGATATCACCTTGAAGGCGCTGGGCCTTGATCCGGTGCAGCAACAGCAGGCCAACGCCGACTGGCTGCTCGGCCAGTTCGACGTCAAGGCCAAGTCGCCTGCTGGCTTCTGGCGCTGCCGGGTGCAGTTCCTCCACTCCAGCCCGACCAGGGTGTTTGTGGTGAGCGATAAGGCCGATGTACCACACGACCACGACTGCAGCATGGTGTGCTGCTACCTGACCCGGGAAGAGGCCCGCCGCGTCCATCAAGACCCATGGCTGACCGTGTTGCCCGATAGCGAAGTGATCAAGGACTAAGCCATGGCCATCTACGCGACGAAACAGGATCTGGAAGACCGCGACGGGAGCATGCTCTACAACCTTGCCCTCGACCGGTCTACCGACACCCTCAACGATGTCTGGATTGATGAGGCATTGGCCACCGCCGATGACGAGATCAACGGCTACCTGTCTCGTCGCTTTGTGCTGCCGCTGCCGAGCGTGCCTGACCTGCTCAAACGTCAGGCTATCGTCATCGGCTTCTATTGGCTGGGTGATCGGGATAACCAGGTCACCAAGCTGCTGCAGGAACGTTACGACAGAGCCATCGCCAAGGTGAAAGAGATAGCGGCTGGCAAGGTGGATCTGGGCTTGCCCACCCCAGAAATGCCGCCAGAGGGGGCGGTCGGCAAGGTGGAACTGGTGCAGCAGAACGAGCGCCAGTTCACCCGTAACAGCCTGAAAGGCGTGCTCTGATGGCGATCTCGGTTGAGGTCTCGACCCGGGGCGAAGAGCTGGCGCGTTATCAGCGCCTGCTCGATACCCTGGGCCGCAACGACTACAAGGCAGAGCTGCTCGAAAGCATCGGCGCTGTGGTTGAAAGCCAGACCCGCCGCCGCATCAGCGATGAGAAGACAGCGCCAGATGGTACGCCATGGGCGCCTTGGTCTGCCGCCTACGGCAAAACCCGCCACGGCAACCAGAGTCTGCTGCAGGGCGATGGCGATCTGCTCGACAGCATCGAGTACCAGGTGCAACGCAACCAGGTGCGTGTCGGCTCTGCCTTGGCCTATGCCGGCGTGCATCAGGATGGGTTCAGCGGGTCAGTGCAGGTGCCTGCCCACGTTCGCCGCATCAGTCAGGCGTTCGGCAAGGCGCTCAAGTTCCCGGTCTATCAGTCCGTCGGCAGCTTTACCAGGATGATGGAGATCCCCCAGCGCGAATATCTGGGCCTCTCCAGCGATAACCAGACCGAGCTGCTCGCCGTGATTGGCGACTTCTGGCAAGACGTGATGAAGGAGGCAGGCCTATGAGCCGCCCGGATTTTGGCACCATCGGCAGCACCGTCAGCGCCTGCGAAGGTGTGGTGCAGTATCTCAAACCTTATCTGGAGGCCGCAGGCCCCGGCGCGGATCGGGTGATTGACCGGGTGCAAACCGTCGAGCGCCATATCGGCCGCTTCAACGAACCGGACGATATCAAGCGCTGGATGAGTGGCAAGGAGGGCGGCATCCGCATCGCCGCGATGAGGGTGGTATCGATGCGCCGCGAAGGCAACCTGATCGGCACCATCGAGTTCTCGGCCTTTGTGTTCTGTGCTGAACAGTACGGCTATGCCAAAGACCAGCGGGCTGAAGTGATCGCCGGTCGTCTGGCCACTGCCCTGATGTTGACCGGCGGCTGGCGTGGCACCAGTGCCAGCAAGGCCCCCGAAGGGGTGCGGATGGATAACCTCTACACCACTGGCATCGACGAGCTGGGGCTGGCCATCTGGTCGGTGACGTGGCGCCAAGACTGGCCGCTCGATAACCCCATCGACCCAGCCACCCTGGACGACTTCTTGCGCTTCAACTTCAAGGCCGAGCTGGCTGCTGGCGCCCCTGTCTGCGAGGCAGACGTAATCCTGCCTGGCCCCACTGCTTAGGAGCAACCGTGGAACTTTATCTGAAACCGAAAGAGGGGCTGACCATCCGCAAGCCGGATGGCAGCAAGCTGGCTGCAGAGGGTGAACGGGTACCGCGCACCAGCTTCTGGCTCAAGCGGCTCGCCGATGGCGATGTCGTCAATGTGAAACCGGCCGCCAAGGCCACCAACAAGAAAGTGGAGAAGTGACCATGGCTCTCGGAACCATCCCCAATGACGTGCGCGTGCCGCTCGTCTATATCGAGATCGACAACTCGCAGGCCCTGAGCGGCAACATTGCCCTGGATCAGAACGTGCTGCTGTTCGGCCAGATGACCGATGCCGGCGCCGATGCGGGCACCGCCGCCCCGCTGACGGTCACCGAAGTACCGGTCAGCGAGTCAGCCATTGATGCCCTGTTCGGTGTCGGCTCCATGATGGCGCTGGCCGCCAAGCGTTATCGCAAGGCCAACAGCTACACCCGCACCTTTGCGCTGGCCTGTGGTGATATCGCCGCTGGTGCTGCCGCTGCCGGCTCCCACAAATTCGGCGGCCCTGCTACTCAGGCCGGCACCCTCTACCTGTTGATCGCCGGTCAGTCGCTGCAGGTCGGCGTGGCTGCCTCGGCAACCGCTGCCACCATCGCCACCAACGTGGCCGCTGCCATCAACGCCAAGAAGAACCTGCCAGTGACGGCTGCCGTGGACGGTACCGACACCACCAAGGTCAATATCACCGCCAAATGGAAGGGTTTGACCGGCAATGACATCGACCTGCGTCATAACTACTACGCCGGCGAACAACTGCCGCCCGGGGTGACCATCACCACTGTGGCCATGACCGGTGGATCTGGCGCGCCCGATATGGCAGCCATGATCGCGGCCATGCCGGACGAGTGGTACAACCACATCATGATGCCGTTCAACGATACCGCCAGCCTCAACACCCTGCGTGACGAGCTGCTCGAACGTTGGGGGCCGCTCAAGATGAGCGAGGCCATCGCCTATGCCGCCTTCCGTGGCACCTATGGCGAGACCATCACCTTTGGTGAAGGTCGCAACGACTTCCTGCTCTCCTGCATGGGTACCAGCAAGTCCCCGAGCCCCAGCTGGGAGTTTGCGGCCAGCTATTGCGGCATCGCGGCCTATCACTTGGCCATCGACCCGGCCCGCCCGCTGCAGACCTTGGCACTGCCCGGCATTCTGGCGCCGGCCAAGGCTGATCGCTTCGCCTTCGATGAGCGCAACAACCTGCTGAAATCCGGTATCGCGACTTACCAGATCCAGCCCGGCGACGTGGTGGCCATCGAACGCGAGATCTCGATGTACCAGCTCAACAGCTACGGCGACCCGGATCCGTCTTACCTGGACATCACTACCCCGGCCACCCTGGGCAAGATTCGCTACGACACCAAAGTGATGGTCACGACCCGTTACCCGCGCCACAAGCTGGCCGATGACAACGTGCTGCCGTTGATTGATCCGGCGCAGCCGATAGTGACGGCCAAGCTGATGGAACAGGCCATTCTGGAAATAGCGCTTGGCTGGGTTGAAGCCGGCCTGATCGAAAACTTCGACCTATTCAAAGAGACTCTGAACGTCTACCGAGATACCGCCGATCGCAATCGCCTCAACTGCGTTTGCCACCCGGACGTTGTCAACCAGCTGCGCGTCTTCGCAGACCTGATCCAGTTCAAACTGTAAGGAGAACACCATGGGAATGATCCTGGGTGAAGTGACCATTCGCGCGAATGGCAAGCAACTGAAAACCAAGGGCGGTGCCACGCTCAATCCGGGCGGCTACAGCCGCACCCAGCACACCGGTCCAGGCAAGGTATGGGGCAAGAGCAGGAAGTACAGCCCGCCCAGCATCGAGCTGGTGATCGCCGCCGATGAAGATGTCGATGTCATCGAGATCAACGCTATCGAAGATGCGACCCTCACCTGGGAAGGGGACAACGGGGTGAGCTACATGATGACCAAGGCCAGCACCAACGAACCGGCCAGCCTGCGTGAAGACAGCGGCGATATCGCGGCCACCTTCTTCGGCGACAAAGTAGTGGGGATCTGACCATGGCAAGGGTCACCTTCCAACTCATACATGGGATCCCGGGCAAAGGGAGCGACGAACAGTCGCTCCTTTATCGTGAAGTCGGTCTGCGTGAACTGACATCAGCCGATCTGATTGATGCACAGCTCGATGCCGAGAAGGTCGTGGTGCAGAACGGTAAGGCGGTTGCCTATACCAGCGATGTGCTTTATGGCCTGAACCTGCTTTGCCGCCAAGTGGAATATATCGGGGAAATACAAGGCCCGTTGCCTCTGCCTCTGCTTAAGAAATTGCATGTCGATGATTTCGGTTTGTTGCAAAGCAAAGCCCAAGAATTGGATATGGCATTGACAGAGGCCTTGGCAGAACGGGGGCGATCTAATTCAGTGGGCTGATCCGGTCATGGGGGTCATGTTGGCCATGAGCAAATATATCCCCACAGCTGAGCTGAAATATTTACCCGTTCGCCACCTGCTGCGCAGATTTGACCAATTAAAGCAGGCCCTGACGCCAAGAAAATAAAAAGGAAATGCCATGGCCAAGCAACTTGTCACCGATATTGTTATTAACCTTGCTGGCAACCTTGCCAATAAGGCGCGGCAATATGGACAGAGCATGACCCAGTTCGCTGCCAATAATCAGCGTGCCATGAATATGCTCAAGATGTCGGCCTCTGCTGCTGGCCGTGGTATCGATGCCCTGGGTAATCGCTATGTGGCCTTGGGGGCGGCGGTGGTCGGTGGCTCAGCGGTACGTGGGTTCTCGCAGCTTGACCGCCGGATCTCCCGTATCGCCATCGCTGCCGAGATAAGCCGCGAGAAGTCGGCAGAGCTGTATGACGAGATCCAGCGCGTCTCCAACCTCAAGGGCATTCGCATTGACCCGGCAGAGGCGACATCCGCTATCGAAGAGATCCTGACAAAAACCGGTGATCTCGAATACGCGATTGCCAACCTGCCCAATATTGCCGCCGTGATCCAGGCCACTGGTGCCGGGGGCCTTGAGGTCGGTGGTATCTTCACCGAATTCAAGAAGCTCAACATACAGAACAATGAGGCGGCCATGAGGGCCATTGACACCCTCAACCTGCAAGGCAAGAGCGGGGCCTTTACCCTGGGCAATATGGCCAAAGAGGGTCCCAAGATATTCGCGGCCTATGCCGCCACCGGTCGCCAGGGTGCCGAAGCAGTTACCGAACTGGGTGCCGCCCTGCAGGTGATCCGTCAGGGCGTAGGCTCTGATGCCGAAGCGGTGACGGCCTTCGAATCCATCATTCGTGACCTGACCCGGCCTGATACCGTCAAGAAGCTCAAGCAGCTGGGCGGTATTCAGGTATTCGACCCTGAGCAGCTCAAGCAGGGCAAAGAGGTCATGCGCTCCCTGCCGGCGCTGATTGAAGAGATCGTCACCAAGTCTGGCGGTCTCTCCAGCAAGCTCTCCATGCTCAACCTGACCGACGAAGCCAAGCGGGCACTGAAACCGGTTATTGCCGAGTTTGTGCAGACAGGTGACGTCAAGGCGTTCGACGAGTTTCTGAAACTGTCGGGTGACGGCACCACTACTCTCAACGATGCCGCTGTGGCGGCCAATGACTTTGCCGCCAGCCTGCAATTGGTCAGCAACAGCTGGAACCAGTTCGCCAACCAGCAGTTGGCTGGCCCCGTGGCCGAGCTGGCGAATGCCATCAACAGCCTGGAACCGGATGCCGTGCAGAACTGGCTGGAGACTGGCAAGAACATCGCCCTGGTGGTCGGTGGTCTGGTGGCCGTCAAGAAGGGAGTGGATGCGGTGCGCTGGACCAAGGGTGTCTGGGATGCAGCCAAGCCCAGCAAGGGCGGTACCGGTGGTATGGGCGGTGCCATGGCCGATCTCGGCGCGACTCCCGTCTATGTGGTCAACATGCCAGGCGGTGGTATGGGTGGACCGGATCTCGGCGGCGGTGGGCAAGGCAAGCCAGGCACCAAGCCGGGTAGATTCAGTCCTGCCGGCCTTGTTCAGTTCGGTACCGTGGCGGCGGGTGTCAGCATGATCCCCGATTTCTCACCCATCAATATCAGCCGGGCCAATGGCATGTCGGCCAGTGGTATTCCCCAAGCCCCCGGCATTCTTGATGTGTTCGATGAGATGAAGGCCTTTTTTACCAGGGACATCAGCGCCAGCCCGCGCCCTGATAATTTGTCTGGCACCCTTGATATCAATGTCAGGGATGATCGCATTACCGTCCGTACCCGCGACACCGCCCCCGGGCTGAAAGTGAATGTGGATAACGGCCCTTCACTTATGCCGTAAGCGAGGTTTGAATGAGCTTTGAAGAGCGTTTGAACGCCTCGGTGCGGGGCGTTGAATTCCTGCTGAATACCGCAGATGGCAAGGGCGGCCGCCGCGCCATCCCCCGTGAGTACCCCAAGCGCGAAAGCGGATGGACAGAAGACAACGGCGCCGTGCTGACCAACGAGCAGATCGTCGGCAAGGTCGTTGGCAAAGACTATGTGGCCCAGCTGCGCAGCCTGCTCGATGCCCTGAATCAACCGGGTACCTGCGAGATGATCCACCCCTGGTGGGGCGTGCGCACTGTGCAAGTCGGCGAAGTCAGCCACCGCCTGGACAACGAAGAAGATGGCGTGGCCTATGTCACCTTCACCGTGTGGGAAGCCGGTACCCGGTTGTTCCCCTCTGCTGCCATCGATACCGCCGCCACTCTTGGCAATGCCGCCGACGCTGCCAATGGCGCGACTGAGCAATCCTTCCTGGACTCCTTCCTGGCCGGCATCGACAACATGGGCCCTATGGTCGATACCCTGCTCGATGACCTTGACGAGTTGACCCGTGGCCTGCCCACCTTGCCGGATCAGTTCCGTGAGTGGACTGATCGCCTGATGCGCACCAAGGATAGCGTCGGTAGCCTGCTGGCCTACCCGGGCGAACTGGCCCGCGAGGTAACGGGTATCGTCGAAGACATCAAGGGTGTCGTCACCGACCCCATCAGGGCGCTCTCCGTTTATGACAACGTGAGCCGCCGCTGGGAAGGTATGCGGGCAGAACTAGCCATCACTGGCGGACTGCCCACTGGCATCATCAGCGATGCCAATGCCGGGAGCGCGTCATCCGTGCCGACCATTGATACCCCTGACGAGCGCGATGCAGCCATGGCTAATGGTGTGGCGTTTACGGCCTTGATCCGTCGTGCCTCTGCCACCGCTGCCGCCAGCGCCATTGCCAGTGCCAACTTTGGCAGCGATCGCGACTTCACGGCGGATCCTGCCGGTTCGGTCACTATCGGCCAATCCCTCACCGGCGATCAGGTTAACAACCAGCTGAGCCGCCCCGTGGTGATGGATGGGGTAATCGGGGCAGACCGCAACCTGCTGTTGACTGCCGATGATCTGGAAGCCATGGCCAACCAGTTGGCCGCCACCTTGGCCGAGCTGGCCATGGATGCGGTAGAAGCTGGAGAAAGCGGCGCGTGGCGCTCCTTGCGTGACCTGCGCCTTGCCCTGCTCAATGACAGCCGAGAGCGAGGGGCCCAGTTGCCGCGCCGCCGTCAGCTCACGCTGGCCACCACCACGCCATCCGCCCTGCTGGCTTGGCAGCAGTATGGCAATACCGAGTACCGCGATCGCCTGGTCAGCAGCAACAACCTGCGTGATCCCGCCTTCATCACCCCCAGCACCCGAATCGATGTGATCGACGAGGTGGCCAATGGCTGAGCCCATTACCCTGCGTGTCGATGGCCAGCTCTATGAGGGATGGCAGAAGGTGCGCATCACCCGCAGCCTGCGCGACATCGCCGGCGATTTCGAGCTGAGCCTGACTCGCAAATGGAACGATGCCAAGGCGATGGCGATCCGCGAGGGTAGTGCCTGCACCGTGCATATCGGCACTGACCTGGTACTGACCGGCTATATCGATGACTTCATCCCCAGCTATGACGCCAAAGAGGTCAGCTGGGTGGTCAGTGGTCGCAGCAAGACCAGCGACCTGGTGGACTGCTCGGCCATCTATAAGAGCGGTCAATGGCAAGGCGTGACGCTGGACAGAGTTGCCCGCGATATCTGCCAGCCATTCGGGATAGAGGTGCTGGTCGAGTGCGATCTGGGGGCGGCGTTCCCTCGCGTGGCCATCGAGCAGGGCGAGACCTGTTTCGAACTGCTCGACCGCTTGGCCAAGCAGCGCGGGATCTTGCTCACCACCAACGAACTGGGCCAGCTGGTGCTGACTCAGGCCAGTGACCAGGTCATGGGTGCCAGCCTTGTCCTGGGTGAAAACATCCTGGCTGCCCGTGGCCAGTTCAGCATGCGCGACCGGGCATCAGAATGGATTGTGAAGGGCAGCAGCTATGGCGGCGGGCAGACGTGGGATAACACGGCACCGGCTACCATTGGCGGCCAGAAGGCAACGATTGCCGATCCTGCTGTCACCCGCTATCGCCCGCGCATCATCATCGCCGAAGACGTCACCACTGTGGCCGGGGCCAGCAAGCGCGGCCAGTGGCAGAAACAGCGCAGCATCGGTGAAGGTACCCAGACCGAGGTGACCGTCGCCGGCTGGCGCAGCCAGGGCATAGAGGGTGACCGTGGCCCCCTCTGGCGTACCAACCGCCTCTGCCCCGTCAAAGATGAGATCCAGGGGCTGGATGAAAGCTGGTTGATTATCACCATCACCCTGATGGAAGACGATAAGAACGGCCGTGAAGCCATCATCAACCTGATGCCCCGCGAGGCCATGTTGATCCCGGTAGAAGTCGCCAAGAAACAGACCAAAGAGGTAACCACATGGTGACCATTCGTGATGTGCAGAAGTTGCTGGCGCCTCTGTCGCGCCGCCTGCGCCTGATTGCTGATAGGGCCATCGTCACCCTGGTAAACGACTCGCTACAGCGGCAAGGCTTGCAGTTGAAAGTGCTGGCCGACGAGAGCGCTGATGATGTGGAACGCTTCCAGAACTATGGCCACACCAGCGTGCCGCCAGAAGGGTCTGAGGCCATCGTGCTTGGCATTGGCGGCGCCCGTGCCGGGCTGGTTGCCATCGCCGTTGAGCACAAGGGATCTCGGCCAAAAAACTTGGAGGCGGGTGACTCTTGCCTATACCATCTGGAAGGTCACAACCTCACCTTGAGTAAGGATGGAGTCGCTGAGTTAGCAGCGAAAATCGTCATTATTCGCGCCACTGAAAAACTCATCATTATGTCCCCTGATACCGAAGTTCAAGGCCCGCTGCATGTCACCGGCCCAATCACCTCTGACGAGGATGTGATGGTGGGTGATATCTCACTGAGCGGCCATGACCATGAAGAGGGGGTTGGCGCCCCCGTGTGAGGGGCGATGACCACAGCAATAACCTGGAACAACGAAACCGGCCGAGGCGATATCGAAATCACCTCGGCCGGTTTGCGTCAGGATGATGGCCTCGCCACCCTGGTATTGCAGATCCTGTTCACCGATGCCCGCGCTGATCCCTCTGACGTCTTGCCTGATGGCACCAACGACCGCCGTGGCTGGATTGGCGACACCTTCGCTGATGAGCCATGGGGCAGCAAGCTCTGGCTGCTCGACCGGTCAAAGCTCACCACGGACGTGCGCAACAAGGCGGTGACCTATGCGCAAACTGCCCTCGAACGCCATTTAAAGCCCGATTACGCCAAGCAAGTCGTCGTCACCGGCGCTATCCCCCAGTTCCAGATGCTGCAACTCGATATTGCCATCACCCGTCCCGATGGCTCGGCCATGACCCTCAGCATCAAACTGCGCTGGGAGGCGCAAGCCAATGCCCTATAACGTGCCCACTCTGCGCCAGATCATCGCCAGTGGTGAGCTGGATCTGGAGTCCAGCCTCGGCACTGTGCTGCCCAAGTTCGGCATCGAACAGGCGCTAAATATCGCCGTCAGTGCCGGCATCCGCGATGCCTATGACCATCAGACCTGGATCGTGCGCCAGATCATCCCCACCACTGAATCTGATGACCAGACCATTGTTGAGCTGGCCCAGTTTGAAGGGGTGATCCGCAAGCAAGCCACCTATGCCGCTGGCCCTGCCGCCTTGAGCGGTAACGTGCCTGCGCCGGTCGGTACCGTATTGCAGCACAAGGATGGCCGCCAGTATGCCGTGACATCTAGCGCCAGCCCCGGCAGCGGCACAGTCGCTGTTCAGGTGCAGGCCACCGCCGTCGGAGCCGCCGGAAATCTTCCACCGGGAGAGGTGCTGACGTTGGTCACGCCTGTACCAGGACTGCAATCAAGCGGCGCCAGTGGGGATATCAGTGGTGGTGCTGACATCGAGCCTATCGCTGAGCTGCTGGAACGCCTGCTGTTTCGCAAGCGCAACCCGCCCATGGGGGGCGCTGTGGCCGATTACGTGGCTTGGATGCGGGAAGTGCCCGGCGTGACCAGGGCGTGGGCCTATGACGTTTGGCAAGGCGGTGGAACGGTAGGCATTGGCTGGGTTTTCGATGACCGTATCGACATCCTGCCGACCCCGACTGACACGCTTGCCATGATGGAGTACCTCTTCCGTCATCCAGACCCTGCGACCGGCGTGCTGGTCGGGCGCCCAGGTGGCATTGAGCCGGTGCCTATCGGCCCTCTGCTCAAGACGACTGATCTGGCCATCACTCCCACGCCAGACAGTACCGATATCCGCGCCGCTATCCAGCGCAACCTGGACGGTTACGAACGCACCCTGCAGCCGGGCGACACCCTGCTGCTTTCCAAAATCCGCACGGCCATTGGCACCGCCGCCGGGGTGAAAAACTACACCCTCGATCTGGCTGCTGATGTGCCGGCTGATATCGATGAGTTGAACGTCATCGGGGTGATCACGTGGCCCACTCTGTAGAGCAATGGGGTGAATCACTCCAGCAGCAAATGCCCCGTGGCCGCGCTTGGCCACGTGATGTCGATGCTTCATTGCCGAAGTATGTCATGGGCTTTGCCAAGCGCTTGGCCGATCTGGAACTCAGTGCCGACCAGCTGCTGCTGGAGATGCGACCCGAGACCACCAACCTGTTGTTGCCAGAGTGGGAAGCCTATCTGGAGCTGCCGGAGTGCGAGGCCGCCGAGCAGTCGTTCGAGCGCCGCCGCGCTGCCGTGGTCGAGAAGTACCACCGCAAAGGCGGCCTGCAGACCTGGATGATTGAGCAGATCGCCGCCGCCCTGGGCTTCACCGTCAAGGTCTATGAGCAGTGGCCCCACCACGTGCTCAGAGACGTCAACTATCCACTCTATCCCGCCTCTACGCGCTTCGTGCTGCGCGTGGACGTGCTCGACATGCCAGAAGACCGCTTCACCGTGCTGGACAACGTGCTGACCCCTTTGCGGGGCAATGCACCTCTGGTGCTCGAATGCGTGCTCAATCGCCTGAAACTGGCTGGTTTTTACTACGACTTTAACTATGAGGTGTAACTATGTACTGGCCTGACACTGGAACTGGCGTAGATACCGAACCGGCGCGCAAGCCTGTTGCATCTGCGGTGCGCAAATACTTCACGGAAGGCGGTGCGGGTGTGCCTCCTACAGTGCCAGGCGGTGACTGGTTCAATGCCATCACCAACGAAGTGCTGAACGTGCTGGACGCTGCCGGCATTGACCCGAGCAAGACGGATGATGACCAGCTGTTGCTGGCCATTCAGCGCATCTCCAAGGCCATGAGTGCCCGTGAAGCCCTGCGCCGTACTTACGCCGAAGCAGGGTTCAATCTGGTACCTGGTAGCTTCGAACTCGGTGGCACCGTGACCACGGCCACCGATGTGTTGCTCTATGAAGCAGATGGCCACGCCTACAACTGGGATGGCGTATTCCCTGTCGGTGGCAAGGTTGTCCCGCAAAACTCAACGCCCGCCACGACTGGTGGCGTAGGCCCCGATCTTTGGCTGGATCAGGCTGGAGCTACGCTGCGTGACGATCTGGCTCTTCCAGGTGGTAGTCAGCATGTTGGCTTTGAGCAGGAGGGCGCCGGATCTGATGATAGGACGTTGGAAGATAAGGCTCGAGAATGGGTTTCTGTTGAGGACAAGGGGGGGGTAGGTGATGATGTAGCTGATAATGCTGCCGCCTTTGCGGCCGCCGCCATTGTGTCAAGAGTGGTCAAAGTAGGGGCTGGTGTATTCTTTTCCAGCGTAGCCCCTACGGCGATGCTTTTTTCAGATCGAGGGGGCTCAGTAAGGCTTGGTGCCCAAGTCTACAAGCTGTCCACCGTCCCTCAAGTGATATCGCCATATGAGCAGACTGAGCCAGACGGCACGATTGTTCGCCTGAGTAACATGACTGTTGGACAAGACTGCGCGCCAGACATGGCGAACGGCCCTACCAGCTACGCAAACACATTGACCGGCACTTCGGCAGGGAAAGGCATTGTCGATAACGTCACTAGGCTGACAGGTTACGGCGGGTACATCTGCAAAGAGCTGATACTTGGATATAGCATTGACGCTTTCGGCACGAATTCGTGTGAATGGATGGGTTACGGTGACCGCATCACACTGGTCGGAGCCAACTCGGGCAAGAACCTCGGCAATGCCAACCCTGTCGGCCGCCATGAGTACTTCAAGCCGTCAGCTCCAAACCCCAATGATTGGGATACTAGGTGGCCAGCGTGGCGCACTTTTGCAGGTGCTGCTGATGCCCCAGCTCAAGTTATGACAGCCGGTGACTACGAGAACAAGGCAACCCACATTGTAGGTGTTGGGCGAAATACTTTTGGGTTCAGCATCACCATAAAGGACTCGGTAGCACTTGGTTACGATGCTGGGACCTCAGTGCTGTACGGCCAAGACAACGTGTTTATCGGTGACAGGGCTGGTCAGTGGACGATTAAGTGCGATTTCAGCACTTGGGGTGGGTCTAAGGCTGCGCGCGCACTAATGGACAGCAACCAAGACTCAGGGTGGGGGTATCTTGCCGGTGCCAACTATGTCCGCATGCGTCGCAATACTATCAGCGGATATCAGGTTATGGCTGGCTTTCAATGCAACCTAACGGATTACCCAGAGAGCAACTGTTTCTATGGGCGTATCTCCGCAGCTAATGCCCAGGGTTCTATAAAGTATAATTGTGGGTATGGTGAGAATACCCTGACCTTTGTGCAGAGTGACGGTAATGTGGCAAATGGTCAGAATGCCCTCAGCAAGCTGGCCGACCCACTAAAAGGGCATAACACCGCATCCGGCATGGATTCAATGGTGTCAATGCAGGACCTATCTCCATGCACGTCTGTCGAGAATAGCTCTGGATTCGGTTATCAGGCCCGCGTGTCAGGTGACAACCAGGTGCAGCTTGGCAACTCAGCGACTACCACTTACGTGTTCGGCACTGTACAGAACCGATCTGATGCGCGTGATAAGGCAGACCTGCGCCCCACTACACTGCTTGATGAATTCATTGATGGCTTGGAAGCTGAAGAAGGCTTCTGGGATATGCGTGATGATTACTTCGAAGAATATCAGGTGCAGATCGGTATCGACCTGGAGACAGCAGAGCCCATCTTTGAAACCCGCGCTAGACCAATACCAAAAGATGGGAGCAAGAAACGCAACAGGCGGCACCAATGGTTCGTATTCCAGAAGGTGCAGGCGCTATGTGAGGAAATAGGCATAGATTTTGGCGGATTGCAGGACCACTCGGTCAATGGTGGCTGCGATGTTGGAACGCTGGGGTACGACGAATTCATCCCGCCGCTAACTGCGTACGTTCAGCGCCGCAAGGCTGAGCTCCGGGCGCTTGAGCAAGTAGTCTCCCAGCAAGCTGAAACTATCAAGGCAATTACAGAACGCCTTGACAAGCTCTCACCTCCAGCCGTTTAA